CTGCTGATGCTGCAAATGCTAAGCTTGGTTGGTTTGGTTACGATGCTACAGATGATGCTTTCACATATATCCCTGATGCAACAAACACAGGCGAAGTTTTCTCTGGTACTGTTGGTAACGCAATTTTCGCAGACATTACTGGTGAAATGCAAACAGCTGTACAGCCTAATGTTACAACAATGAGCGGATTGATCGAAGTTGGTACAATCACAACGGGTACATGGAATGGTACATTCATTGCATCATCTCATGGTGGTACTGGTATTGATACTTCTGCTGCAACTGGTGTTGGTATCGTAACAAACGGTACATGGTCAACTCCAGCATTCTTGGATCAAGCACAGGGTGGTACAGGACGTACTTCAACAGCTGACGGCGATCTTTTGATTGGTGCTGCTTCTGGTGGAATGACTGTATTGGCTATGGGTTCTGTTGGACAGAAACTTGCAGTTTCTGCTTCAGGAACAGCTGAGTGGTCTGACACATTTGACGGCGGTACTTTCTAAAGTTAGTTTAATTTAGAAACAACATAGTAGATTCACCGAAGGGGGATGGGGATTTTCCCTGTCCCCCTTTGTTTTTTTAGGAGTATACATACTTACAGACAGGTAAAGAAATGCAATTAAATGAAACCGCTGACCTAATTGAAAAATTAGGCGTGCCAATTGTTGGTTTGCTATTGATTGGGTGGGGTTTTTGGAAAATTGTGAAGTGGCTTCAAGATTCACTAACAGGAAAGATAGGGTATCAAACAGATATACTTATCCAACTTATAGACCGTATTAGAGTATTACAGACAGATATTTTAAAGCTGGATACAATGGTACGAACACGATTTGGATTAGAAGTTGATGAGCAGAGAATAGAACGTGCTGATGAACCAGTAAAGAAAAAAAGAAAGTAATTTATAATTCTATATTAAAGGAGTCAATGAAATGACTGAAGAAACAAAAGAAGAAAAACCGAAACCAACACCACTTGCTCAAAAAGCACCAATTGACCCTGAAATTACTGTCGAGCAAGTACAGTCACAACTCAACTATGCACAAAAAATTATCAATGTTCTTCAAGGAAAAGTAAATGAAGCAAACGGTGTTATTGTTCAGTTAGAAGCACGACTTCAAATTGCTAATGAAGATAAAGAAAATATATTGAAACAAATTGAACCAATGGGTATTTCTCCACAATAATAAAAGGAAAATAGTATGGCTAGTGTAACTTCAAGGCAGGGACTAATAGATTATTGTTTAAGACGATTAGGACAACCTGTAATTGAAATAAACATAGATGAAGATCAACTTGAAGAGAGAGTTGATGACGCATTAGAGTATTTTCAAGAATATCATTTTGATGGTGTAGAAAAAGTTTTTCTAAAACATCTTATCACTTCTGGTGATATTACTAATGAATATATTCCAATGGGTGATCCCGTAATTAGTGTTATTCGTGTATTACCCATTCCTAGCTTTGATTCATTTCAAGGTGGATTTTTCAATGAAGAATATCAGTTAAGATTAAATGACTTAAATAATTTTTCTGGCTCATCATTAATCCAATGGGAAATGACACAACAAAATTTTTCATTAGTTGAGCAATTATTTTCTATTGCACCAACTATGATGTTCAATAGAAAACAGAATAGAGTTTACTTAGAAGCTGATTGGAATGACAAGTTTAGTGTCAATGATGTTTTAGTTATTGAAGCATATCGTGCATTAAACCCGTCTACATTTACAGAAGTTTGGAATGATATGTTTCTAAAAAAATACACTACTGCTTTAATCAAACGACAATGGGGTGAAAACTTGAAAAAGTTTCAAGGAGTTGTACTGCCGGGTGGTATTACACTTGACGGTAAAACGATCTATGATGAAGCTGTAGAAGAAATTTCAAAGATAGAAGAAGAAATGAGTTTATCTTATGAACTTCCAGCAGATGGATTTGTAGGTTAATATGGGAACTAATAATTATTTCAGAAATTTCAATTCATTTCCTCAGCAAGAATTACTCAATAGTTTAACTAAAGAAGTAATTCAGATTAATGGTGTTGAGTGTATGTATCTTGTAAGAAGTAATACTACAAGTAAAGATAAAATATTTAATGAAGATGTGACTGCACGTTTTACTTCTGCTAAAAAAATGGAAATGTATATTAATACTCCTGAAGGTTTTGAGGGTGCGGGGGATGCCGTTTCAAAATTCGGATTAGATGTTCAAGATGAATTAAATGTAATTGTTCATAAGGAACGATTTTCTGAAGAGGCTGACCTATTAACTCCAAGGGAAGGTGATTTAATTTATCTTCCATTGGGTAAAGGTCTGTATGAAGTTAAATTTGTTGAACATGAAAAACCATTTTATACTTTAGGAAAGAATACTGTATATGAATTAAATTGTGAATTGTTTCGTTATAACAATGAATTATTTGATGTTCCTGATATGGAGATGGGTGCTATATTTAATAAAATTGAAAGAGTAAATGCAACAACCAGAAAATTTGTTATGGGTGGCGTTGATTCATATAAAGTAGCTGAAAATATATTTCAAGGTGCATCACTTGAAACTGCTACAGCATCTGCTAAGGTTTCAAGTCAATCAGGTTCGGTAATAAATGTTTATCGGGTTGGTGGTACATTTGAAATTGGTGTTCCTATTGTTGGTGAAAAGAGTGAAGTATCAAATAGTTTAATTTCAATAGACGACCAAGTTATCGCAACATCAGCCTTTTCTGATAATGAAGAATTTGAAACAGACGGAGATAATGTTTTAGATTTTAGTGAAATTGATCCGTGGAGTGAGGGAGACTTATAATGTTTGGAAAATATTTCTACAATAAAAATATCAGAAATATTGTTATACTATTTGGAACTCTATTCAATGATATAACAATACGAAGAACAAAATCCGATGGCACTATTCAGAACACATTGAAAGTTCCTATTGCTTATGGCCCTGCTAAAAAATATTTAACTAGGTTAGAACAAGGGCCACCAAATAATAATACCGAAGAAAAAGTCGGCATGGTGTTGCCTAGAATGTCATTTGAAATAATAACAATGGCATATGATGGTACACGAAAATTACAAACAACAAAAAAAATAAGAGAAGTAAAACCACTTGGAACTATTCAAAGTATTAATATTATAAATGGTGGTTCTGGATATACAGTTGCACCAACAGTAACAATTGAATTACCTCCAAATGGACTTAATGGAGCTACTGCTACAGCAACAGTAGCAAACGGTGCAGTAACATCTATAGTACTAAATAATAATGGATTAGGATATACGTCTATTCCAAATGTTACCATATCGGGTACAGGAACAAATGCAAAAGCAACAGCTAATGTTGATTCTAATACTTCATCATTACAAACAGCTTATACACCTGTACCATATGATTTTGAAATAGACTTATCTATTATGGTTTTGAATAGTGATGACGGTACTCAAATTCTTGAGCAAATTTTACCATACTTTACACCAGAGTTTCAAGTAACCATGAACGAAATGAAAACTTTGGGAATTAAAAGAGATATACCTATTGTTCTTAATAGTTTAACAACGGCGGATGATTATGAAGGTGATTTTTTAACTAGAAGGTCTTTGGTTCATACCTTGTCATTCACAGTGCAGGGTTACTTATACGGGCCAATAGAGGATCAAGGTATTATTCGTGAGGTTGATGTTAATGCTGGTACTACAACATTTGATGATATAGATACGCAGTTAGTCAATATAGATACTGTACCAAATCCCGTGGATTCTGATCCAGAAGATAATCCATCAACCACAACAACAATAACAGACTTATAATGAAACTATATGAAAAAAGAAACAGTACAAAAATTAAATGATATTTTAGATATTGCTGATGATATTATTGATATTGATGAGCCTAAAGAAATACAAATAACGCCAGAAGTAAAAACAGATACTACAGACTTAACAAGTGACTATGATTTCTCTAGGGATCAATATCATACTATAATTGAAAAAGGTAATGATGCTTTAGCAAGTTTACTAGAGATTGCAAAAGAAGGTGAACA